TGTTTGTGGAAGACCCGCACTTCGATTTTGTGACATAAGAGATAAATGGCGTCTTTTATACGGGGCTGCTTGAGGAGAAGGAGATGTTGAGCTATAGTCTAATTCAATAAAAAAATGAATCATTTCACCCGCCATGGAAGTGTAATCTACATTACCTTGATTATAATAAGACATATTTATATTTGTAGAGCTGCTTGATGAATATGTACCAGTAGTTCCTGTATTAATTAACCTTATCCTAGCGCTTTGATAATCGGTGTCTTTCCGTAATCGAAGTCGATATGAACCAATAGTATCTTGATCACACTGTAGAGAGCCTGTAACTATAACGTACTTATAGTTTTCAGAGGTATCGTTTACATCTAAAAAATATTCTGATGCCATAGTAGCAGAACTAACACTGTCAATCTTAGTTAAACCATACTGTAAATATTGAACCATTAGTTCAACCTTTCTGTTAGCTGGTCTATTTGCTTTTGCTGATCTTTAATTGCTTCAACCAACAAGGCAATAGTTCCATTATAATCTAAACGTAAGTTGCTATCTTTATCTACTCTTACAGCTTCTGGTAAAACCTCTTGTACTTCTTGAGCAATCAAACCAGCTTTTGAAATTTCAGGTTCGTCTTTAAAGTTATAAGTATAACCATTGAGTTTTTGTATTTTAGATACAGCACTTTCTACTTTAACAATGTTTTCTTTTAAGTTTATGTCAGATGTTGCTTCAAAATAAGGCGCTAATATTGGCTCTGCTGAAGTAATTGCACTATTAGTAACCTCTAGTCTTTCTGTACCACCTGTAACAACTCTCCACTCGTTGGCGTTGTGGAATTGCATGTATGTATCACTATCACCATCATGTATGATCTGATCACCAACAACTATATCATTTGAAAATGTAATGGTATTTGATGTACTATCGTCAGCGTCACTGCGCAGAAAGCTACTTGCTTCAATACCATCAACTGTGTCTGCATCTAATCCACTGCCAGAGCCGTCTACTGTTTTAATAGCTGTAAGTATTTCAGCAGCGGTTTGGTCTGCTGTAGCGCCACTCTCAATGCCATCTAACTTTGTCTTGTCACTAGATGACATTAGACCATTTGCAGAGGTAGTCGCCACATCGTCTAAGGCAACTGTACCTGTGGCATCTGGTAGTGTAATCGTTCTGTCAGCCGTTGGGTCTGCGACTGTTAAATTAGTTTCAAAACCATCATCAGTTGAGCCTTCAAATTGGATATATTTACTTGTCGGTAGAAGTATTCCCGTTGAAGTAACAGTAAGGTTATTTGAACCATTTGAATAAAGCTGCAACGTAGAGTTTTCATTGTACAGCATTATCCATTCATTGTTTACATCATCGTAAAGACCAAAGTCATCTTGATCACCCATAATAGACCAATGTGATGTGCCTGTTGACGCAATGGAAAAACCATTCCAAGTGCCTAAGTCTGTATCTACCTGCAATAAACCACTGCGATTTGTACTGTCTTGTAGTGTGTGACCGTCAATAGTTAGTGCAGCAAAAGTAGGACTATCTGTTGTGGCTACACCCTGATTCAAAGCCTTAACTGATGCAAGTGAAGTACATTCACTATCCATCAATGCGCCTGCAGCAGTTACATTTGCTGTGTCAGTTACATCAGCGGAAGCTTCTATACCGTTTAGTTTAGTATGGTCCGCGTCTGTAAAAACATTGCTGTCTGTGGCTGACTCTACTAGAGCGCGTATTTCAGCGGCAGTCTGATCTCCCGTAGCACCAGCTTCTATACCGTCTAGCTTTGTTCCATCTGTAGCTACATTTCTGCCATCAAAAGTGCTATTAGTTGTAACCGCACCAGTTAATGCACCACCAGCTTTAGGCAGTGCTGCATCTGCTGTAATGCCTTGAGCAGCTGTAGCGTAGTCAGAGCTATCAAACGCTTTTACTTGAGCTAGGTTTGTAACTTCACTATCCATCAAAGCACCAGCAGCCGTAACGTTTGTTACATCAGTTACATCTGCGGAAGCTTCAATGCCATCTAGCTTAGTCTTGTCCGTCGATGACATAAGGCCATCAGCGGATGTTGTAGCGTTTGAATAGGTAACTATGTCGCTTGTAAGAGCTACTGTACCTGTAGCATTTGGTAGTGTAATTGTGCGATTTGCTGTCGGGTCTGTAACTGTTAATGTAGTTAAATTAGAATCTGTTGTAGAACCATGAAATTTTAAGTCGCCATATAAAGTAGCATCGTTAGTTACAAATGTATTGGTAGATGGGTTAAATGACAAGTTAATAAAAGAACCATCTTTATCTTGAACAACAGATTTTTGAACATTCCCACTACCATTATTAGAAGCAAATAAAAGTGGGTAGAAAGCGTTAGTGTCGCTGCTTTCTACAACCTCAATTGTCGAAGCTGCAACATTTGTTAGATTACTACCATCAATAGCAGGTAATGTACCTGTAAGATCAGCAGCATCAAATGTTTGGCTCGCATCAAAAGTTATAGAGCCTGTCATAGTGCCACCAGCTTTAGGTAGTGCAGCATCCGCTGTAGAACCCTGTGCCGCTGTAGCGTAATCACTACTATCAAAAGCCTTCACTTGGGCAAGGTTTGTAACCTCACTATCCATTAAAGCGCCAGCGGCTGTTACATTAGTAGTATCTGTAATATCAGCGGAAGCTTCAATACCATTTAGTTTAGTGTGGTCTGCGTCAGTAAATACGTTACTGTCAGTAGCAGACTCTACAAGAGAGCGAATCTCTGAAGCAGTCTGATCTGCTGTAGCACCTGTTTCAATACCTGACAGTTTACTATCTTTAGCATCTGTGTAAGCATTAGCTTCTGCTTCGTACAAAGCTTTTATTTCTGCGCCTGTTTGGTCTGCTGTCGCATTGGCTTCTATACCGTCCAGCTTGTCGCCATCTGCTGATACATCTCTGCCATCAAATGTACTGTTAGTAGTAACTGCACCAGTTAATGCACCACCAGCTTTAGGAAGCGCTGCATCCGCAGTAGTTCCTTGAGCGGCAGTAGCATAATCAGAACTATCAAATGCTTTTACTTGAGCTAAATTAGTAACCTCGCTATCCATAAGTGCGCCAGCAGCGGTTACATTTGTTGTATCAGTGACATCTGCATTAGCTTCTATAGCATTTAATTTAGTATGGTCAGCATCTGTAAACACGTTACTGTCTGTAGCAGACTCAACTAAAGATCGTATTTCTGCTGCAGTTTGATCTGCAGTAGCACCTGTTTCAATCCCTGACAGTTTAGTATCTTTAGTATCTGTATAAGCGTTAGTTTCAGCTTCATATAAAGCTTTTATTTCAGCACCTGTTTGATCTGCTGTAGCTGATGCCTCTATGGCGTCTAGCTTGCTACCATCTGCTGATACATCCCGCCCATCAAAAGCTTGACCTGCTGCAAACGTAATTGCGCCCGTCATTGTACCGCCAGCTTTTGGTAAAGCAGCGTTTGCTGTATCTTCAATATTTTCAATGTCTGTAGAGGCTACAGTAATAAATACTTCTGAATCACCTGCTAAATTAAGTAAAGACCCTGTAGAGCTTTCCTCATAGGATCTAGACATAGTGGTTCCGCTATGGGTATAAACACCTGTGCCTACTTCCCATTCGTTACCGTTAATAATTGTGTATCGTATTGATTCACCATTAAGAATGCCGCCTTGAGCAAAAGTTTGAAAGCCATTTACTGCAGAACCAAGGGTAAGAGTACCTGTTCCTGTAGTAGATGTACTTACTTTTACACGATTTGCAAACTTAATTGTCATGGATAGATATCCTTAAAGTATCTTATGCAATACGGATTACTGCTGTAGACGCTGCTGCTGCAGGAAACTCAATAGTTAAATCACCTGCTGTTGCGCTAACTGTACCACCAAAGTCAATAACTGCTACTGCTTTATTAGATTGTGCAGTATTGTAAATAATACAACCATCTGTAGAAATAGTAACATTTTGAAATACTTCATCAGTAAAGTCAACAATAGCTGTACTACCATCTAAAGTAATAGAGGCACCATCTAGTACTTGACCACCTGCAGTGTAGTTTGTTCCTGATGCTTCATCTGAGCTACCAGTAACGTTGGAGTAGTTAGTAGTAGCTGCACCATACGTACCTGATGGTGAAGCTTTAATTAAAGCTAATTTTAATGAGTCTGTATCGAGATCGTGAACACCGCCAAGTAGCTCTTGCTTAAACGTGTTGCACATTGCTGTAGTAATAGCCATTTGAAGGTATCCCTTATAATAAGCACAAAGGGGCCAGCGTTTAGCCAGCCCCTAAGTATAACATCAATTAAGCAGCGTTGTATGCTGCAGTGACCAACGCTTGTGGGCGAAGAATTTTGCGACCGTAAAGGTGCATACCGCGCACGATGTCAGCGAATGAATCAGGATCACGGTAGTTCTCCACGTTGTTGATCTGCTCTGCAGAAGCAACAGCATCATCCTGACCACCCAAGATAACACCAAAGTTGGCGTCTTGAGCCAAAGCACCAGAAGTACCAGCGCCAGTACCCTTAGCAGGTAGAGAGTTTGAAACGTATACACGGAAGCCGTGCAAGTTGTTCAAAACAAGACCGTTTTGCAAGCCAGCACCACCGAAATCGGCGTTCAACATGCGACTGTCTTCGTCTTTGAGCATCTCTACGAACACTGGGTCAACAACGATCCATCTGCCTCGTGCGTCAACGTTAGCTGTGTCCATCTGGCGAGCCATACGTGCAATAACTGTCAAAGGTGAGACAGTTGCAGATGACAGGGCAGTTGCACCTGGTAAACGCGGAGCCAAGGGAATTGAGTCACCCGTTGCGTAGGCTGTTGAAGCTGAGTCAGCAGAACCCAACTGACCAAAATCAGTAGCGTCCAAATGATTCACTTTCAGGAATTCACCATCAAGCTCACCGGATGTTGGATGCTGTGCATCACCAGATGTAGCTGTAATAAGTGCACCTGCAGAGGTGAAACCAGACATGTATGACAGTACGTCTGCATCCATTGAGTCAGCCATTTTAAATGCTGCACGATCAGATGCCAAGCGAACAAAGTCTACATTGGAGAATTGCTCTTCAATGTCATCCATCTTGAAGGCAAAGTAGTTTGCTTTGTCAATGGTCAATGAAAAGTCAGAGTCATCAAGCTTCTCAACAGAGATGTTTGTATGACGTTGCAGAGCATTAACAGTTACGTCTGGCTCTTTTTGGATGCGAACAGTGTCGCCTTGGTTTGCAATCTCACCAAAATATGAGTTGTTGGTAATTGCGTTAGTGACAGCAGAGCGCCGTAGAGCAATCTGTGCCTGTTTTGAGTAGATAATCGGAGAGAAGTTTCCGTCAAATCCACCTGATGCGGATGTAATAGCCATAATGGTTTCCTTTCAATGATATGGCGTTGATAGTAACACTATACCCACTTGAAAGAGGCCTTCTGTAGTAGGGTAGTCAGCTATGCTTTAGAGATGCCTCTCTGTAAGCGCTGGGCCTATACGTCAGGGTGAGTCTTATATTTGTGGCGATTGTGCTTTTCATAAAGCATACACACACTTTAATATATGTGTATATGCTATAGTTTTATCTATGATAATGTTATTGTCAACTACTTCTTTGACATATCATAAATAAATTTTCCAGAGCGCTGAGCATCTAAGATCTCTTCCATGCGCTTCTCGTATTCTTTGATAGACATTTTAGCTACCATAGACTCACTAATATAGTTAGATGAATCGTCTGGGTTAGGTGTAGATACCTTCTTAGCCTTTACAGAAGAAGCAGCATTCTTATCACTGCTAGACTGCTTCATTGTCTTGATGCCTTTATCTACCTTGTAGAGATCTAATACACGAGCTACTGATTTAGCATCGTCTGTGTTCTCATACAAAGCATCCTGTACCCACTTAGGCTGTTCTTCTGCCCATGTATGGAATGCATCATCTTCGCGGATCTGTGCGAAGTCAGGATGTATATTAAGTAGCTCTACCTCTGCCTTTTCTTTCTTGGCTTGAGTACGCATACTTTCTATTTCTTGTAAGCGACTATCTAGATCAGAAGCACGTTCATTAGCCTTCTTATCTGCAATAGCTTCAATGATACCAGCTACGTCAGGGTACTTCTTAGTCCAAGCATCAATCTCTTCTTCTGACTTAGGGAGTACAAGCTCATTCTTTGCAGCTAAGTCTAGTTGACCCTTTAGCTTATCTAACTCCGCTTTATACTCTGCATCTTTCTCTTGCATGTACTTACGAATATCAGAGTATCGCTTTTTAAAGCTCTTCTCTTCTGCACTTAGATCAGCACCATCCTTTGAGGGTGCTTCTGCTTCCTCTGTGGCTTCTTCTTGTTTGGTATCACTTTTTGTCTGTACTTCGGGTTCGACAGGCTCTGGGCTACTGGATTCCTCTTGAGTAGCTTCTTCTGTTGAGGCTTCTTGCTCTTCATCGTCCTGTTTTATACCAGCATCTTTTAAAAGCTGAGCTAACTCCTGTTCATCTCTCTGTACACGAGACATATTACGCATGTGTGATGCAGATTCAACTGCAATAGTTTGGGCTTCCGACATTTCTTACTCCTTTATGTTGGGGCCAGCCTAAGCTGGGTAGCCTTATAGTTATTTATTGTCGTTTAGTTATTTCTTCTTTTTGTCCTTCTTCATTAAGCCGCCTTTGTTAAGGGCACCAAATGCAGCACTCTCTCTATCTTTTTGGGCCTGTGTAACTCCTGCACCCGTTGATTTTTCAAAGGATTTAGTACTTGCATCTGAGACTCTTTTTTCTTCTTTTTGAAAAGATGAGTCTTTTGCTCTAGCCATCGCTCTTTCTGCTGCAGAAGGGCCACTATCACTATTACTAGAAGGTTTAGGTGCAGGTTTAGTAATATCATCTTTAGTAACAGCACCTACATGTTTACCTAAGTCTAGGTTAGCCTTTGAACCTGTACCACCTGTACGTCTTGCACCATCCCAGCTATCTGACTGACTTGGGCCTTGAATACCAGCACCACCTACGTCAAACCCAAGCATATCGCCTAACCAAGTATCACCAAAGTCTATTACACCATTACCATCTACATCTTGAAGGATGCCACCCCCACCAAGTAGACCGCCGCCGCCAGTAATACCTGATTCACGTTCTTTACCTCTAGTGGTTACACCATCAAATAGTTTTTGTATTTTAGCTCTATCTTCGTCAGTCTTTGCAAGCTTGTAACGCTTTTCTAGCTCTCTAGCTACAGCAAAGCCTGTAACTCTTTTACCTATGGAAGTGATAAGACCTACAGGGCCAGCAAAAGCGCCTATACCACTAATTGCTTTATTTACTTTTGGATCTCCTAATTTTTCTGCTAACAGGAATAGCTCATCATCTTCATAGTCTTTAAAAGTATTTTGAGCAGCTTTTACTTTTTCTTCTTCTTCTGAAAATGAGTTACTTTCGCTAGAAGGGTTTACAGAAGTGGATTCACCTGTGTCAGGTTGTTCTATAGTTACCTCTGGTGGTGTGTTATAATCTCCTGCTGCAACATAACCTAAGTCAATCATAGCTTGGGCTGCTGCATCTGGTTTACCATCAACAAAACGTAATGAAAATGTCGCGCCTGTTTTTGGATCACGGTATTCTTTATACTCAATATTATCTGCCATAAAGTTTGTTTCAAATATAGAAGAAACATCAGGTATACCCTGTGCAGCAGGTGCCTCAAAGCCACCCTCATTATAGCCTTTTAAGTAGCCGCCATCCTTCATATTGACCATAGGCTGATCTACTGCAACTGTCTGTAGCTCAGAGATGTCAAACGGGAAGTCTTCATCCTCTGGCTCAACCATTTCCATGCCCTCTGGTGGTATTGGCTCACCACCGATACGACCATTGGCTTCCATATCAGCAAAACCTTCTTTGGCTTGTGTACGGAGATCCTCAAAGAATTTAACACCATAGAAGCGTACAACATCAGCAGGTACAACATACTCGCCTTCACTTAGCTGTGCAGGTATATCATCGCGTACCTCTTCGGGTAGTGAGCCTGTAGGTACTTCATTACCTGATACAGGATCTACATCTTCTACTGAGCCACCAAGCGCAAAGGCCATTTGAGTCTGTTCTTCCATAGCCATTCCACCTTCGTTAAACATTCTAATTTTGCCATCTCTGGTTCTAACTGCCATCTCTTTCATCTGTGAAATAGTAGGCTTCTTTACATTTTTAGCTAATACAAGAGGGCCAACCTGTATGACTTCATCAGCCTCAAATACAGGCATTCCTGTCTTCTTGTCATAGAATGCACTACCACGATAAGGATTCATCCCTACTTGAATCCACTCATCAGAACCAGATTCAATAATATCTGCTGCTTGACGTTGCAAATCATACGGGTCTGCAGATTGGTATTCTCCAAAGATACGCGCAATAGTAGCTTTACCTTGAGGTTTAGGGGCGTCCTCACCTGTAGCCTGTACAAGTCTCTTACCTCTAGCAATGTCTAAAGCTGTTTTAGGATCAGAACCAAAGTTAATATTCTTTAAACGAATAGCCTGACCATACCCTATAACACTACCTGACTTTTGATTTCCATCGTGAATAGATACTACCCAAGTGTCATAATCATCATAAGCAGGTATATCTAACCTAGAAGAAACTACCTGACCTTGTTTTAAGTCTGCACCTTTAACCCCTAACACAGGATATTTTTTGGCTTTCTTACCTAGCGCCCCTGTAATTTCAGTAACCGTAGGCATCATTTCTCTTACTTGCGCTGCAGTAAACTCTTGAGGGTCAGGTATAAATTCTTTTATTCTTTTTCTAGCTTCTTTAGAGGTAATATCACCTTCTAATAAAGCTCCTGCTGCTTCTTTAGCACCTTCTGGATTTTTCTGCCGTTGTGATTCAGGTAGCCTATTTTCTTTTCGCCACTGTTCTAATGCTTCTGGGTCATCCAGTAAACGCTCTGCTTCAACTACGTCCTCATTAACTTTAGGTTTTAACCTAATATTACCACCCATACTGCCTAGTGAATCTAAGTCAAAAT